CGGGTGTATATGTGCCTACCTTTGAAGAGGTGATGGAGTTTAGCGGAACCTTGCAGGCATTTCTGAACAAGTATCCACACGTCAAGACGCACGTTAATGCGCTGTATGGACAGACTCGTTCTTGTTCACGCCACGCCGGTGGAGTTGTGGTTGCTGAGAACCTTGACCAATACATGCCGCTGATTAACTCAGGCGGTGTTCGGCAAACGCCATGGTCCGAGGGTCAGAACGTTCGACACCTTGAGCCGATGGGATTCATTAAGTTCGATATTCTTGGGCTGTCCACGCTGCGAATGATTGAGGGCGCAATCCGTCATATCCTGCAGCGACACCACAGTGTTGAGGATCCGACCTTTGAACAGGTGCGAGACTTCTATAATAATAACCTTCATCCAAACGCGATTGACTTCGATGATCAGGATGTATACACGAATATCTTTCATGCTGGTAAGTGGGGAGGCGTCTTTCAGTTTACTGAGAACGGAGCGCAACAGTTCTGTGTCCGAGCCAAGCCGACGAGCATCATCGATATCTCAGCTATCACTTCTATCTTTCGTCCCGGTCCATTGAGCGCTGGTGTTGACAAAGATTACGTTGAGGCGAAGCAGGCACCACAGTACGTCAAGTATCTGCACCCTATCGTGGAAGAGGTAACTCAGGAGACTTACGGGTTCCTAATCTTCCAAGAGCAGATTGCAATCTTGGCTCACAAGCTGGGCAAGGACTTGACCCTCGATGAAGGTAACCTGCTGCGCAAGCTACTTACTAAGAAGGGAACAGGCAAGAATGATAAGAAAGCGATTATTCATAAAAAGTTTGTTGAAGGTTGCCAAGAGAAGGGCATCAAGCTCGCGGACGCTGAAAGACTGTGGGATACTTTTGAGTATTTTTCTGGTTACGGCTTCAATAAGTCGCACGCAGTATCCTACTCGGTACTCTCGTACCAATGCGCGTGGCTGATGAACTATTATCCTGCTGAGTGGCTGGCGTCCTTCTTGGACAAGGAGCCGGAATCTCGCAAGGAAAAGGCAATCAACGTTGCTAAGAACTATGGCTTTGAGATTGCGCCGCTTGATATCAACAAGTCGGGCACAGTCTGGGAGATCAGCGATGACGGCACAACACTCATTCAGCCGCTCACTTCGGTGAAGGGGCTGGGCGAAGCAGCTATTGCACAGGTGATCGCCAACCGACCATTTAATAACGTTGAGGAGTTTTTGTTCAACGAGAACATCACGTACTCAAAACTGAACAAGAAAGCACTTGATGTTCTTATTCGCTGTCAGGCTCTGAACAACCTGATGGACGAGAGATTCACAGGGCTTAAGCATTTCTGGTCTGCCGTGGCTGTTGACCGACCAAAGAACAAGAAGCGATTCTTGGAGAACATCGAGGCGTACGCAGACGAAGGCGCGTTCACCGAGGAAGAACTGATTCAGTATCAGGTCGATCTCACAGGCGTATTCCCTTTCGACTTGGTTCTCAGTGACCGTGTACGTCAGCGCCTTGAGGAGCGATTTGTGCCACCGCTTGGTGAGTTCGATCCAGACCTGCAAGTTGCGTGGTTTGTCCCGCGCAAGGTTATTGCACGCAAGACCAAGAACGGCAAGACTTATTGGATTGTCGAAGCGATTGATTCATCGAACAAGACAACCAAGATCAAGTGCTGGGGCGTAAAGCCCGAGCGAGGTGACAACGTTCAAATCAATCGTCCATACATGGCAAAGCTGGACTATGATCCAAAGTGGGGATTCAGCACCCGCTCGATTCACCACAACTTTAGACTATTGGGGTAAACATGAAACACATTATTAACGCTAGTCCTCTGCTGAAAGAGTACACATTGAAGGACGGCTTTCCTGTCGTCATCAGGGTAAGGAACTTCAACGAGGTTACCGCGAAGGACTTCACGCTGCAAATGGCGAAGGCACATAACACTGGTCAGCCAGTCATTCCCATCATTATTGATAGTTATGGCGGTGCTGTGTACAGTCTGATGTCTATGATTTCAGATGTGCGAAGCTCTAAGCTGCCGGTCGCCACTTTCATTCAAGGCAAGGCTATGTCCTGTGGTGCCATCTTCTCGACGTTCGGAACCAAGGGCATGAGGTACTGCGATCCGTACGCGACTGTTATGATTCATGACGTGTCAAGCGGAGCATGGGGCAAGATTGAAGAGATCAAGTCTGATGCGAAGGAAGCCGAGAGGCTGCAGAAGAGCGTCTATCATATGATGGCACAGAACTGTGGCAAGAACAAAACATACTTCTTGAAGCACATTCATGACCGTGGACACGCAGACTGGTACTTAGAGGCGGATGAGGCTTTAGAGCATGGTTTGGTTGACCACATTGGCGTCCCTCAATTTGAGGTAGACATTAACGTTGACATCAAATTCACAGCAGACTAGTTATTAACATGGATGGTTTTGCTGTAGTTTTTGGTTCGTTCTTCGTTCTGTTCTTCGTTTTCCTCTTAGTGGGGTTAGTGATGGCACGGATCCGTATCAGACGCAGTGAACGAATGATTGAAGAAATGATGCGCGAATACGAACAAGCTTACGCGCAAAATCCAGATGATGGTTTCCTGCGCGATAACATCATTGAGCTTCGTGACCATTGGTGGCGAAAGCACGAAAAAGAAAAAAAGTAGTTGACAACCAGTGAGTAAGCTGGTATTATATAGACACTAAACAACCACTCCCACACAATAAGAGGAACTTATGGGCAAGTCACTTAAAACTGAACAATACATGGCATTCGTAAAGGCATGGCAAACTTCCGACAGCCGACAAGAGGCACACCAGAAGTATAACAGAGTCAATGGCTGCGATACGCCCTACAATCTTTTTATGCAGAAGATTCGCTACATGAAGGACCACAAAGGTATTAACTTGAAGGAACTTCCGCGCACCGCTGTTAACTGGGACGCGATTAACGAATTCGCACAAGAATGTCTATAAAAACCAACCACTCTCATTAAGGAGATACAATGAGTGAAGAGAAGAAGTCCACACTTTCTGGGGCAGAAGCACGTCGTCAGCGATATATCGTAGAGTATATTCGCTCTCTTAAAACTATCGAAGACGCTATGGAGCCCTACAAGGATCAGCGTCGCGAGCTTCGGAATGATTATCGACGCCAAGGCTGGCTTACCCGTGAGGAAATGAGCGTTGCTGTTAAGGCATACCGACTCATGAAGGGCGAAGTTGACCTTGACGCTCTCTATGACACTTACAGTGTCCTTTCGACCGCTGCTCGACCTGATGGAGATGAATAATGATGATCGAATGGTGCCGCACGCACCTTAACGTACATCCTCCCTCCCGAGCAAACCCGTCTGATGCGGGGCTGGACATCCACTTCAGCCCCCCAGACCACAAGTCTGTGACTATTGAGCCGGGTGGTCGTGCAGTTCTGCCGACTGGTTTGCGGTTTGGTATTCCGCACGGCTACATGCTGGAGGTCAAGAACCGTTCTGGTATGGCAGCGAAGCGTGGGCTGCTGGTCGGCGCATGTGTTATTGACTCTGGGTACGATGGGGAGGTATTTATTAACCTTCATAACGTTGGGACAGAGCCGCAAACTGTTGAGTCGCATACAAAGATCGCGCAGGTAGTTATGATCCCGGTCGTTCACTTCCGTGCGCTTGAACGTCGAGGCAATGACGATTTATATGGCTGGTATCCAATCACAATCAGCGACCGTGGCGATGGAGCCTTGGGAAGTACCGGTGAATAGAACACGCCAAGACGACAAGGTAGAAAATAAACAACTTGAGTTATTTGAAATGATTCCCGGTCCCGGCAGATCAAATAAGTATGTGCCAGATGGTACGCTGATAGTCGATGAGCAAGAGTACCGGGGAGAACTAAAGAGCACTAGTGTGACACGCGGACATTTTTCTACCTCAAGTCGTATGGGGATCATGAAAGTGGAGGCGTGGAGGAAGGGTTTCGATTTTTCTGTGTTCAGCACAGTTGGCGAGAACGGTACCTTTGTGGAACATTATGTGCTATTTCAGCAAGATCTAGAGCCGTTCTATATGAAAGTTATTGATAAACAGAATAAAGGACATGCCGGTCGCGCTGGAATGAATTCTTGGAACCGTGCCCGCCAACAGCTTCGCGAGATAGGCTGGGACAGTGAAGAGCTTGACAAGCTTACGAAACAAAACTTGTTTGGTTCTCGCATAAATGATCCCGGCGTCAGCATATCAGACGTAAAAGAATGGGGTATTCGATTAGACAGCGAACGCCCCGCAGAACACCTCAGACAACTTATTAAGGAACACAATGAATAAAGCAACACAGCAAACACTATTCTCATCGAAGACTGGCGACTGGGCAACCCCACAGGATTTCTTTGACAAGCTGAACTGGCGCTTCGGTCCCTTTGACTTGGACCCATGCGCATCACCGCACAACACAAAGTGCGCCAACTTCTACACAGAAGCAGAGGATGGTCTGTCTAAGGACTGGACGGGACACACCGTATTTGTTAATCCTCCGTACGGTCGCGGCATTGACCAGTGGATCCGTAAGGGGTACGAATCAGCCGAGGCAGATAACAATACTAAGGTTGTCATGCTGATCCCAGCGAGGACAGACACAAAGTATTGGCACGACTACGTGATGAAAGCAGACGAGATTCGTTTTGTCCGTGGTCGTATCAAATTTGGCGACGAGACAAATAGCGCACCATTTCCATCAGCCGTGGTGGTGTTTCGACAGTCAGCGTATCAGGCGCCACGTATCACAGGAATGGAACGATTATGAATAGAGCAGAAAGGCGGCGCCTCAAGAAGAAGAATAAAGGCAACGAAAAGCTCGCCCAAAAAATTTCCAGCTTCGAACACCGCCCAGACACATGTTCAGCGTGTGACGCCGCATTTGACCCCAAATCAAAAGAACACGCGATGACTTGGCGAGTAGTGGTACACGAGAATCCCACTCGTGTATCCCTATTCTGCCCACAATGTATACAAAAAGCACAGGAGGTATTGGATGGAAAAGCAGGACCGCGAAGCACTTGAAGGCATTGCCCGACGCGAAGCCGTAAATCACCCCCCGCACTACAACCAAGGCAACATAGAAGTAATTGATGCCATCGAGGATTGGGGGCTTGACTTCAACGCAGGCAATGTGGTAAAATATGTAGCGAGACATCAACACAAGGCAGAACCTCTTGAAGACCTCAAGAAAGCCCGTTGGTATCTTGACCGAATTATCAAAGGAATAGAAAATGGCAGTATCAAGGATTAATAGAAAGAACCTAGAACAAATTCTAGGCGGCAAGGTAGAAAAGCCGTATAACGTAGTAATCAAGTTCTACGGACAAAATTGCCACCTATGTCACGCTCTGCGTGACAAGTTTGTAGAAATTTCTGACGAATATGAAGGTGACCACTTCTATGC